CCGGTGCAGTCATTGTAATAGTTTTGTTTTTGTAATCAACTGTGTATGCAGATTGTAATTGAATGATATTATTAATCTTAACAATTAATGCATCTTTGCTTTGCGGTTGACCGTTGTACTTGAATACTGTTTTTCCACCATCACCAATGTATGATGTGCTTTCTATAATACTTGCACCACTTCCTACTCTATCATAAATTTTCATATCAAGAGTATCAAGTACCTGTCCTGGAACTTGTTCTTCCGGACCTTTACTTGTTAATTGTGTTACAAATCCGTCACCGTCAATATTAATATCTTCTGGATTAATACCTGTTGCACTTGAGTATGCCAAGTCGCCGCCTGTAACTAATGTGTCATATGCTCTTGGATCAGGAACAAAAGAACCGTCACTTGTATTTTTTCTAAATATTAAGACATCGCCATTGCTTGGACTATTAGCACCATTAATATCTAATCCATCATTATCAAGGAATATAGTTGTTGTTGTACCGTCACCAGTAAGTGTAGTACATCTTGCATTTGGATTAGTTGGACTACCTGGGAAGTTTGGATCATCAATTCTTGTGCCATTCAAGTAAACATTATATTCAACACCATTTTCTAATGGCTTAGAAAGTGTTACACTAATTGTACTTCCGTCTAAACGTATTACTTCATCTTCGTATGTATTATCATATGAATCATATGCACCTGTAAACCAACCTTCTGCACTCCAACCTGAACCACCGCCAAAGTCAAAACTCTTAACTTGAACTCCACCGTAGTCAATACCGTCTAATAATTGTCCAAGGTCATTTGCTAACATTCCTGTAGTTGGATTGTAGAATAAGTTAATTCTATCCTGTGCAGTTAACATTGAAATATCTTTTCTATACGAAACTGATATTGCACTGTTATTTGCAGGAGGATTTGTAAATGTAACTTGTCCTATTTTACGTCCATGTGTTCTACCTACACTGTCGTCAATGTTTGAAACTGTGTATCCGCTTTGTAATACTTCTGATCCAGCAACTGTAATTGTTACTTGGTCGCTCTTAATATCCATTGGCCATTTTAACTTAAAGTTATATTTGCCGCCTGTACCTACAAACGTTTCTGTTTCAGCAAGTGTTGTAATAAAGAACGTTCCCGTTACTCTATCAAACTTAACATTCATGTGTGTAGTTCTTAAATTTGTATTACCTATGATTGCACTTGCTCTACCAGTCTTGCCGCCATCTGCTACTGCGCCGTTAAGCACTACTGTTGGTGCAGACACATAACCTGTTCCTGGATTGTCTATTTTAATCTCTGTAATTTTTCCACCGCCAACATACGCTGTTGCCTTGGCTCCTGTTCCGCCACCGCCTACAAATTCTACTCCTGGTGCATTTTCATAACCACTACCTGCATCAAAAACATCAACCTGTTTAATTTGGAAACTTGCATTGTCTACCCAATGTTTGCTTGGATAACTTGTAATGTTAGATGATGTTACTATTTCATCATTAACAACTCTAACTGTTTGTGGTACAATTCTTCCTGCTGTGTCGCTGTAGAATGGTGGTAAGTCAAAGTCAGTAACCATGTTTTCTGATTTCTCATCACCTTCGTATGTACTTAGGTATTCTCTAATTTTAGATTTGTATGGTTTGACTTCTTTTACATACTCCTCATAACTTTCTAAGAAGTCATTATTAAATGTAATGTCTTTTCTTAGTTTACCAAGATTATGTTTTGCTTTGATGAATGAAGTTTTAAACATCCAGTCTACAAATTTTTGTTCTGATAAAATATAACGCATTTGTGCAAAGAATAATTTGTTATATTCAATAGCAAGTTCGTCAACAAATATTTTATCTCTTAATGCTGTTAAGATAATACGCATTTCATCAATTGGTTGTATATCAAATGCACTGTCATCATAACCATATGAGTCATAACCAATTAAGTCTTCACTGTAATCATACAATGATTTTGATAATTGTATTGTTGCATTTTGTCTACCAATAGTTCTGTAATTTATTGTATAGTCTACATCTGCTTGATCGTCAATTTTTTGTAATAATAACCAACCGCCTGATCCTACATTGTTAATTTTAACAATACTGTTGAATGAATCCTCTAATGATTCTAACTCATACGTTTCATTAATTACAAAGTCTGCTTTTGTTAGTTCATTGTAACCTGTTGCATACCAATCAACATATGACCAATAAGGTTTTACGTCATATCTTTGACTCTTAATTCTATTCCAAGTTTGTTCGCCACCTACATATTCGTATAATGACCACTTGTTGGCGTAACTTGCATCTATTGTTGTAAGAACTGTAAACGGTCTAACTCTGATTGTATCTGTTTGTGCATAGTTACTACCACTCTTAACAACTGTTGCTGTTTGTATCTGTCCTACATTGTTCATTGTAAGTTCAATAACAGCACCTTCACCTGTGTTTGTTGTGATTTGTGTTGTTGGTACTGTTTTATAACCGTAACCCTGTTCAATAACATCTGCTCTTAGGATTTTACCGTCTTGAATAGTTAAATTAATAGTTGCTTGTTTTAATCTACCTACTGGTACAAAACTTAATTCGCTATCACTATCAATCTCTGTGTCAAATCTTCTTGATGCTAAAGTTGGAATAGCATCATTGCTTTGGAAATCACTTAGATCAAAGTCATCAATTAAGATATTTTCCTTAAGAACACTGTTTGTTCTTTCAACAAGTTGTTTTAATGCTTCAATTCTGTTTACAAAGATAGATTGTCTTGGATCATTTAAAATACCATACCTATCTCTTTCAGTTAATTGTCTATCTGGAACAGGTCTACCTTGGTTATCAAAGCCAATTAAACTGTCAAACCATTTTAATTCTAAATCTGTTTTAGGAAGACTTGTTGCTAACCCGTCTGTAATAATTTTGTATTGATTATGTACATTTTTATCAGTTTCATTAATATTCCAATACGCAAACTTAAGAACTGTATCATCTCCTGTGATAGAACTTTGTAAGTTATGTAAAGTCCACTCATTCTTATCAAGCATAGTTGCAAATTTTAGTCCTGCACCTGATGGATCTCTAATTAATTCTTGTACGTCTGCGGCACTTAAAGTTCTGCCTGGTGCATCTGGAGTAGTTTTCTTATTTCTTACCCAGTAGTAGTAGAAAGTTGTAAACTTCTGTGCTTCTTCATCATATACACGTCTTGTACTGTATGCATTGTCACCGTATTTAGATTTACCACTAATACCTTGTGCTAAAGCAGTTTCTGTATCTGCTTCTTCGTCCCACTCACTTGGAAGTAATGTGCTTTCAACCCATTCATAAACTTCAACTTCTGTTCCTGGGAACACTTCGTTCATTGTGTTACTTGTAGTAAAGATGTTTCCTGTATTGCTGTATGGATTTAAAAATCTTACAGCGTCAATATCCCACCATAACTTACCAACATTGTCAGTTGTGTTAAACATTGTTTCATCTTTTACAACTGTTGTATCAGTTGCTATATTATATGTACACGGATCATAAGTTGTTTTGAATGATAGTTCAGTTTCAGCCGTTCCTGCAATTTTTCCTTGTGCAGGATCAATGTAGTCAATATATTCTGTAACTTGATTTGTATTTTTATTGTATAAACTAATACCTTTGAATCTACTTAGGTCAACTAATGGTCTTGCAGATCTAATTTTTTCCCATAATTTAGTATTAGGAGTTGATCTATAATCTAATAAAGTTCCTCTACTGTTGTTATCATCTCTCTTGTAAGAAGGTATACCAACATAAATGTGGTTACCATTAATAAACATTGTCTTACCAAAGTATAATGCTTTGCTATCTGCAAATTCTAACTTGTCTGCATACACATATCTGTTACCTAACAGTTCGTAAACAAAAACTTCACCAGTATCAATTAATGATGTATTGAATAATGTAGTTCCATTATCAAATGCTGTTATGCCTCCATCAAATTCTGTAATACTTGTAAGGTCACCACCTGCTGAATGTACTGCAAGTCTATCAGTTCCGTACTTAACAACAGTACCAAACTTCTCATTTGCAATTCCTTTAGGTCCAGTTAGGTGTTGTACCATTTCGAATGTGCCGTTAATGCTTTCGTAAATGAATACTGTACCTTGATTTACATATTGATTGCTATATTTAGGAGCACCTACTGCAACAAATCTACCATCATTGGAAACTGTTACAGAACTTCCAAAGCCAATGTCTGCCGCATAAGCATCAATTACTTGACTAAACAGGAAGTGTCCTAATACTTTTCTGTAAATTGCTAACTTCGGTGTATTAATGGAACTATCTATAGCATCACCATACTTAACAATAGTTGCTAATACTTCTCCATCACTGCTAATTCCGTATTCTGTACCAAACTCATATAAGTTGTTGTTTTGAATTGCACTATCATCACCAATAATAAATCCTGTATCGTTTGGCAAGTAACCATTTAGATCAAGACCTTCTGTAACTACTGTCCAATTTGATTCGTTCCATGCACTTGCAATAATATTTGTTTGTGCTTGATAAATTAATCCAAGGTATTTTACATATTCGCCTTGTCTGTATGTTACAGTTTCACTAAAGTCGCCTTTGTAATCTACATCTTGTCCTAAAATCCAACCGTTAATTCTGTCATATTTTATAACATTGATTCTGCCTGGTTGATTAAACGTTCCGTTACCTTTGCTTAACAAGTATGCAGTATAAGTTCCGTCATTGTGTGTAACCATTTCAACTTTTGCACCTAAGTGTCTACTGCTTTGTGCATCAGGCATAATATAAATGTTATGCAAGTTGTAGAAGTTACTTGTATTTCTTTCGAAAATTGCGTATGCACCTTGTCTTGTAAATGCACTTGCAACACCGGCATTGTTTGCAGTAATATTGTAAACTCTTTGCCAATCATTATTAGTATTACTTGGTGGATTTGCATCTCTTGCGATACCTGACTGTTCTACACTGTCATAAATCCAGTATTCAAATCCTTGTAATGTTCTTGTTGAACCTACTGTTAAGTTTGTTCCTCTATCTACAACAATAATCGGGCCTGCTGTATCTGATTCTAAATGTCTTGTGTTAATTGTACCAACAAGTCTTACAACGCCTGCGCCTTGTGAACCACCGTTAATACTTAAACTTGAAATGTCGCTGTTCTGTGAACCAAACTTCCAAGTACCATTAACATTTTTAACCCATAGTCTTAAAGTATTAAACAGTTTTTCTACTCCTGCAACTTCTGCCGTTGCAAGTGTGTCGTTATCTTGTACTGTATCTCCAACAACAGGAATAAAAGGTTGACCATAATTAGGATTGTAGTCTGGATCACTTGGTGTTGGTGAACCTCTATCATCAAATGCTGTAAGATTTACTTCAATCCAACCGTTCCAAATATCATTAATAGTATGTTCTGTTCTGTTTAGATAGTCGTGTGTTAGTTCAGGACTTATTACACCTGGATCTTGAATTAAATTATCAGCAGTTGCATATTCACTAAAGTAAAAATTAAATGTATTTCCTACTACAAGATTACTTGTTAAAGTTGCTGGTGCTCTAAATACCCATTTGTCTGAAAGTACGTTACCACTATCACCTAAGAATGATAAAGTTTCAATGTAACTTGTTATTGTAGGATTCTGGTCTGTTAAATTATCCTGGATTCTTAGTGCATTTTCATAATATTTTATACTACGTGATACGCCTGTTTTAATAATGTCTTGAATAACAAGATATGGTTTAGTTTCAATAGTAACTGTTGAAGTGAAACTTGCATTTGGTCCAGCAATTTGCCACCAACCACCTAAGTAATTCTCATCTTGTTGTACTGCTCTTTCAAATACACCAATCTCAATGTCACCAACAAATAATGTACCTGTTGTTTCAAACAATCCATTAGCATCTTTAACATAAATTAAACTTCTGTTATCACCTGTAGTATGTACATAAGTAACTTCTGCCACTGCTGTTGCACTACTAATTGTTTCTCCTACACTTGGAATTGCTTTTGTATTATCAATTAAAAGTATATCATCAATTTTTTGTACAATAGCATGTTCACCGTCGAAGTATGCCTTAGTCATTAACGGGTCATTATTGAAAGGTGCTATACCACTTGGATATCTTGTGTTAATGTCATTCCATAATAACTGTAACTTGTCGCCTACTTCTGTTCCGGAGTACTGTGTTTTAGGTGCTCTGATCAATACATGGTCTGTAAGTTCTTCAGGGAAACTAAAATTACCTCTTAATATAAATTGTAAGTTACTATATGCATTATTTTCTCTTGTACTAACAAGTGCCTGTACATGAGAGTCAAATGTTTGATATTCTAAATCTGGATCTTGTGGCTCAACTGTAGTTTTTGCTTTCCAGTATTGATTAGTGTATTTTACAATATCTTCTTGTGTGTAAGTTGAAGCACTATTAAAGTCTCCTTTATAAAAAGACTTAACATTCGAAGCATACGGTATACCAACAATTAACCATTTGCCATCTGTTGATATATTTGTGCTTTGACCAAAACTATTTTCGCCACTACTCATATACCCATCTGGCATATCAAGTATTTGTGATTGTACAGCCTTAAGGTTTTCTGATGCTCTAAAGTAAATGTCTACTCTACCGTTTTCAGTTTCACCTGGTACACCAACTGGAATAATGCTGTTAGTTGCATTTGCACTAATACTTGTTCCAAAGTTATTAGTATCAGTTCCTAATATACCTTCAATGCTGTTACTAAAGGTTTGCTGTTTTAAATCATATTTGTTTCTGTTTTCTACAACTGCCCATCTATTGTTTTCATCATGATCAACCCATACTCTTTCGTTGTTGCTAACATTGTCTCTTGTAATTTTTGTATTAACACCATTAAGGTCGTCAACCCTTACACTAATTAATTGTGTAATGAATGCTGAAATCTCTGGTAAGTCTTTTTGTTCTCCAGACGTTGTAGCATAGATTGTATTAAGACTTGTTCTTTGTACTTTATAAAACCTGTCAGTATCACCTGTACCAAGTATACTAATAATATCATCTTTAACAAACGCAGGTGCTTTACCTGTTGTAATCTCTATCATGCCCGAACTATCCGAGTTTACAATAGCACTTACTTTGAATGGTGTTTCTGTTTGACGTAAAACGTCCCATGTTTGCGACTTTTTAGCGACCCAAATATATTTTCCTACATCAATTGTATTAGGATCAAGTGCAAGTATATCATCATAATTTGTAACTTTGAAATCAATGTCTGCTTCTGCAACATATCCTGCTGTCTTAATATATGACTCATCTTCCGGAATATATTTTGTTGGGAAAGGAGCATGATTATAATCTGCTGGTTTGCTGTAAGCATCTGATGGTACATATCTGTAAACAAGATCTGTTGCTAACGGATCAATGTTTTGTACCAATTGGAATGGTTGAGGACTTAATCTAAATTTACCTTCGTCAAGTTTATACTCAATTTCTTCAAAGCCTCCATTGGCTCCATACTGTCCAACCTTAAATGCCCATTCCTCAAAAAACTCTAAACTTGAATTTTCTGTATTAGATAATGCATCAAATAATTTCTTTAATGAATTAGTTGTACCTTTATCTTGAATATATCCTTGATAAAATTTATACTGTGAAACATCATCATTAATAATATTTTCAATATACTTACGTTTCTGATAACCTGTTAAGTGTTGTGCCATACGTTGCTGTTCACTGTCAAAGTTATCTGTGTCTAAATCATAAAAGTCTGCAAACTGATTTGCTTTGTAATCTAAGTTTGGTACAAGTTCTGATTTAGGTTTTGCAGGTAGTTTATACCAATCGTCTTCAAAGAAGTTTGTGCTACCTTGAATTTTATATTTTGCACTATAATAAAAAGTTTTATATTGTACAACATCAGCAATATCATAATCTTTATTTTCTTGCCAATCTTTTACTGTAACACCATCGTAAGTAAATCCTGGAATATGTAAACCACCGTTCCAGTCTGTAGTTCTGTAACCTAATATCTTAATTCTTGCTTGTCTATATCCTGGTGCCGGATTGTAAATTGTATCATTGAATACTGTTTTGTTATCAAGTAAACAAACATGCTCTTTTTGTACAAGCGGTAATTTTAAAAAGTATATTCCGTCAGCAGTATTTTTAAGTTGTAAGCCAAAACTGTTTTGACTACTACGCAACGTATTTGTAAATTCTTCTTTAAGTTTTTGACCGTCTGCTTTTAATAATGTGTAATCATAAAAGTTATCAAAGATATTGTCAACTACTGCATATTCTCTTCTAAAGTTTAAATTAATAGCACTTGGAGAAAGTGTTAATAATGCACCTTCACTCCAGTTTTGTGTAGTCCAGAATAAAAACTCTCTTGCACTTAATTCCCAGTTCTCAATAGTTTCAAGTTCTCTGTTAAATGCACTAAAGTCAAATCCTTGTTTAATTAAGTATTGCTCATAGCCTAACAAAAAGTCAATAACTTCTTGTGTAGTTCTTAACATTGTACCGTAGTTTAGTTTAGAAGTAGTTGATTCAAACTCTCTTCTAAGGATACCTTCTCTACCACCTTCAATTGGTAACTCTGCAAGTTTAATAAAGTTGTCATCTGTGATAGTTGCAAATATTCCTGTAGTCTTTACACGATAAAAACTTGTGCCAGTACGTATAATTTGTCCTTCAACATAACGTTCACCTGGTGTCCACTCTAAGAAGTTTTCACTAACACCACCTACATTAACAACTGGGTCAGCGGCACGTTCAATATGTTGGAAATAATCAAAGTAAGGTTTGCTTTTGTCATAACCTTTAACAACAAATCCTGCTGGACGTTTTTCAACAATTACACCACTGTAAGAAACTGTGTCAATTGGTGAACTTGTGTTTAAGAATATTTTATAGTTTTCATCTGGAATAAAAACATTACCCTTGTTATTAGGTGTTCTTGAATCAAGTAATAATCTAAACTTATCTTTTGTAGTAAATCCGCCAACCTTAAATCCAAGTTGTACTTCAAGACCTTTAACACTTTCACTATATGCTTTGTTTAGTTTTGTTACGTCTGCATTAATATAATTGAAAATATAGTTAACAAGACCTGCTGTAGTTATACGTGTAGTGTCTTCTACTGTATTAGGGAATACAATATTCTTTGGTTCTAAACGTTTGTTGTTTTCTGAATAAACAATTCCACCTGCTGGATTACGTATAATTCTTGCTCTATCAAATCCTACACCCATTACCTTAGCAGGTTGATGAATTAAATATGCAAGTAATAATGCAAAAGGCCATTCCGAACTTCTACGCCATGCTGTTTCAACTGGTGACTCATCACCAAACACAAATGAGTTATCTGTTTCAGGTACAATAAGTCCTTGTGCATATCCGCTGTCATATGGACTTATTAAATTACCCTGTGTGTTAACAGGAATGTATTTTGTTAAATCTTTTCTTTTATAATTTGTTTTATATCTAATAGGTTTGTTAGGCTCACGCACTAAACCTTTTTCAAGGTCTCCCCAAAGAATTAAATTTTCTGCTGTGTATGGTGCTGGACCATAAACTGTTTCCCACCAAGTTGGTTGATCAATGTAACCTAAAACCTTCCATGGCGTTGTATGCGGAGTATCTGTGCCTAAATATCTATTATAAATTCCTCTCCAGAAACCTGGTAAAGGTAATCCATCTGGATCAGCAAGTTTAGAATAGTTCCAAGTAAATGGATCTGCTCTGTCATAGAATGAAATATCTGTGTAATCAGGATCACCTGCAATGCTTAACCATTCAACAAAATCAGTAATAGTAACGTTCTCTGAATCTTCTCTTGTAAATCCTGTATCTCTTGAAGGGTGTCCAAGGAAAGCATCAATATCAAATATTGTAGAATCGTAACTTACTTTAACATTATTGTAGATTCTTTTTTCAATCTCTAAAATAATATCATCTCGATAATCATTGTATGCTTTAACAACACTGCCGTCATGTCCTTTGATAAGCACACGTGGTTCTTGATATGTATTGTCAGTAAATTTTATTGGCTTGTGTAAAGGATACAAACCTAACTTTGTTGGAGTAGGTGGAATGTACGAAGCATCAGTTGATTCGTATTCGTAAATTGTAACTGTATCATCTACAGCAAGAACGTAATCGTTAGCAATCTGTACAAAGCCTTCGCTTGTAAATGTATAATCTTGTCCGTGTAATAATTGTATACCGTTGTGATATACATAAACTGCATTAGCACTAATAGTTGATAATGAAAACGGAGTTGTTAAACTGTAAAACTTATTGCCAACATCTGTAACAGTAAATTCACGCTTGTTATTAGCACCTGAACCAATCATGTCTGTCCAGTAAAATGCTGTTTGTTTTGATTTTTCAGACTGCCATTTTTCAATTACTTTATCTGCTAAGAATGGTGCTGTACCGTCAACACCTAAATTATCTGCAATGTCAACAACTGCTCTTTTAAATTTTGCATATTCTTTTCTTGCAAATCTTAATGCTTTTACAATGTTGTATTCTTTATTTGTAATGTGATATGATGCTAAAGGTATTGCACCAGAATGTTGTACAAACTTTGTACCAAGTTTTGCAAGTCCACCTAAGTTACGTAAATTACTTGGTCCTGGAAAACTTCCTGTAAATCCTGTAGCATTGGAAATAATTGATTGCACATGATCTGTTACTTCACCATATGTAAAGTCTGCAATGTTTTCATTCAATGGATTGTTTTGTAAGTTAATTGGAAACTCGTATTTTCCATTTGCATTTTTATCTGCTTCACTTGTACAATGTAAAATTAAAATGTCGTCATTTTTTAAATCTGTTGTAAATCTTACGTATGCAATACCATTAATTCTATTCAATGTCCATGCTGTTTGTCTTGTGTTGTTTACAAAAACTTTTACGTCTAATTGATTTAAGTCACCGCTTCTGTCATACACATCAACTGCAAAGTCGTTCTTTTGTCCAGATACAATATACTGTCTAATAACTTTTTGTTTACTGTCAGTATCTACTTTCTCCCAACCACTTACATTTGTATAAGTGTTAAGTCCTGTATACTTTCTTAAAGTTGATGAATCAGTTTTTACTGTGTAGTCTGTTTGGTTAAGTTGGTAATTAAATGAATCAGTTAACAAGTCAAAGTTAAAAACAATGTCTCCACTGTTTTCAATGTTTCTATAACTTAAAGGAAAACCTAATACTGTATCATTAGCGCCAGTACCTTGTTTGTAACTAAACAAATCAGTACCCGTAAATGTATTTGATGTATAAGTGTCAAACCCTACATCAGTAATATCATAAAGATTAAATTTAGGTTTTTGATTTGCTTTTGTTTTATCTTGTGCTTTGATCCACTTGGATCCATTGTACCAGTAAATCTTACCCGAGTTTACTGTACCACCTGTAACTAATACTGTTTGATCTGTTAATGGCTCTGTATCTGTTTCTTCTTGTAATGCAACTTGTCTTACACCGTTGTGTGTAATAAATTTTACTTTGTAAATTCTACCATTGACTCTTATGTCTGGATCTGCTGTAAACAATACACGCAGTCCTTCAGTAAGTTCAACACCATCAACATTATAACCTGTGCTACCTTCAATGGTACTAAAAACATCAATAGTAAAATCATCAATTAGATCAACATTTGCTTTTTTCTCACTACCAAAGTTATATAAACGTAACCCTGGATTAAATTCAATAATAGGTCTTGAAGCACGTTGTAATTGATCTATTTCAACCTCTGTGCCATTTGCCAACGCTGTTCTTTCAATAGTGTCTTTGTGGAACCAACGATTGTGTCTACTCCATTGGTTACCGTCAATACTTGCTCTATTGATTGTAATATAGTCTTGTTCTTTAGGATAATTTAGTGCTTGTCCAAATGGTAACTTATCAAAGTTTTCTGTATCAAATGGTACAAATATATTTGAACTGTATGCTCCTGTGATCTCAAGATCGGATTTGTTGATTAATTGTATTGATTCGCCAACACCTTCAACATACCAATATCCTTCTGAATATTTTGCTGGTGTAACATCACCTAAGAATTCTACTAACATACCATTGGATAAGTCAGTGTCAGTTCTTGTTGTGTAAGTTACTTTTTGTAGAATTTCTTTTTCTACATCAATTTCTGTATTTTCTAATATATTATAAAGTGTAACTAAACCTGATGTGTTTACGTCATTTTGACTGATATAAAATAATGTATCTGGTGCATCAAGTGGCACTGTAAATTTAAGTGTGCCTTTTTCTACATACACTGTTGCTGATTCAACACCGTCGGTATATATTGTAGAGATATTATCTCCGTCCTTGAATCCTGTAATACCGCCTTCAACAGGTTCTACTATGTAGTCACCTGTGTCATAGCCATCGGTGTCATATAATTCTGCTTCAAACTTACCAGATGCCAACACACCTTCAACTGTCTCAGTTATAATCGCCTGTCCTGGAGTAAATGCTCTATTGGTTGCAAAAGCAATAGGGTGTCCAGGAGTATCAATCTCGAATATGTAAGTTTGACCTTTGTAAAGTTTTAATGTAGGGTTTTGTGTTAAACCTGTTGGGGTAAATTTATACGCTACGTTGTCATCATTTTCCTCCAAGGATACTTTAAATGTAGAAACTATTTCTTTGTTTTGACCAAAGATAGGTAATACTTGTGGTCCTGCTGGTAGCCAATAGTATTCTCTAAAGTTTACAAACTTGTCCCAATCAATATGTGGTTGCCACGCATAATATTCTTGTGCGTTTATTTTACTATGATCAGGAGTTTTATTACCAAACGCCCTTAGTTGGTTAATGTAATCATTATAGTCTTTGTAGAAGTCAACATTGTCTGCGTCGTCTTTTAAAACAACTGCTGGTTCTACTTGGTAGTCTTCTCTTTGTTTTGTAACATCTGCAACATAGTTGTCATCTGCTGTTAACGCCTTTGCATCTCTACGACCATAATATGAATTAAGTTTTTCAACTTCTCCTGGATTTGTTAACTGATCCAGAGTACTTGTTAAAAACTTTTTATTTGCAGGTGTTCTGAAATATTTAGGTAAGTGACTTAGACTTGTTCTATTTTCGTCTTCACCTGGTCCAATTGGAAGATCATTCTGGTCGTTATCATACGCCATTAGTAACCTCCGCTATTGCCTGAACCTGAGTTACCTGAAGAACTTGAACTCGATGAACTCGAACTTGTTGATGTTGAAGTTGTAGTTGTTGTTGAAACTGTATTTGCACTTGATGTAATCCCTGCGTTTTCTGTTGATGCTGTAGTTACTACAGTACCTGATGTTTTTAATCTTGATGCTGTAATGCTGTCAATAATTTCAACATCATCTACTGTTGCACCACTAATAAAAATTTCATCATTCTCAGTTGAAATTTCATATAAACTTCCAAATGCTTTTTCTGTTTGGTTCGGAACCAATACAAGTGTTGTAATATCCGGCGCCAAAGAATTAATAATATATGTAGACAGTTCTGTAAAACTAAACTTATCTCCAAAATCCCAAAACTCTAAACTAAAGAATTCATTAATTGCTTGGATAATTCTTAACTTAATATCATTATCATTACTAATTACTTCTGGATTCTTAACAACTTTAAATGTTGCTTGTAGATCTGGGTCTGCTTTATTACCAAATAAAATTTTGTAATTAACTGGGTGATAAATTACTTCATCACTAATTGATTTAATCTTATTAATTTCTGCACCAAAGTTCTGGAATAATTCGTCTGAACTTGGTGGTAAAGGTTTATTAGGTATTGTATCTGCCAAGTATTGTCTAAATGATTTGTCATACGTTTTAGTTAACAAGTATGTGTCAACAATGTTTGAACTACTTGGATCTAATCTGTTATTCTCATCTGCACTGTGTACATATTGGAACACAAGTTTATCTCTACCTTGATATGCTTTGTAACCTGTTTTTAATGTTAAGTTTGCATTTGCTTTATTATATACTTTAAACACATCTGCATCTGTAAAGTAAAATAATGTACCATCGTCATATTGTGATAATGCACCTGTTGATGTTTCTGATAAAAACGTTCTAATATTTTCTACGCCGGCATCTACATAATCATAGTTTGTAGATTGGTTGTTTGAAATTCTTTCTTTTAAGAAAATATATTTTGTTAAAGGATTTGTATCCTGTGCAACAAACGCATCAAACAAGTCTGGATTATCAACAACACCATCGCCATCGCTGTCAAAGAAACCTACTTCTACTTTTTTACTATTAACATATCCTTCGTCATCTCTAAACTCTTTAGTAACTTGCCAAGGATAATCAACAGTTTCAGGTAAACTTGAATCTGGTTTCTTATTGATTGACATTATGTTAATTTTATCTCTAACAATTTGTCCTGTTCTACTATCGTAAATTTTATCTGTTTCATCAAAGTAAAACTTAACTTCTTGGTTACTTTCAAAAATGTATCTAACACCTCTGTAAGTAATAGTATACTTTTCACCGTCTGTTTCAAATAACATTAACCAACTTGAATCTAAGTTCTGTCCTGATACGTCACCTGTCTTACCCATATTAAATGGATTACCAATACTTAAATTGTTATTAAGAATTACACGCCATTCTCTATCTACAGTACTGTAACGTAAACCAAATGTTTTATAAGCAAAAATTTGATCAATCATTTGCGTTGTAACATCTGTTGTTAAGTTTGTTGCAAACTTAGGTTTAATTTCATCTAATAATGCACCTGTTGGAACAACATCATTAAAGATAATAGGACCTTGTCCGTCCTCATAATTTTCAGTGCCTTTTTCATTTACTCTAATAACTTTAGTCCAAAGATATTTTGTTGCTGATGGATGATCAGCATCACCGTCCATTAACGCATGACTGTTATCTTTCATAAAATGTTTGCCTGGAGGTGCAACAAATTTAACAATAGCACCTGGTTCTAAATATTTTAGTGTGCTACCAGTAAATGCACCTACTGTTAATTTAATATCTAATGTGTCCGCAATATAACCGCTGGAGTTATTAGTTTGTTTTGCAACCTGTGTCCAGTCTGCTTGTAAATCTGCTGTTGATATTTTAGGAAACTGATTTAAGAAAAAGTTTTTAACTACACTGTCTGAAAGTAACGGTGTAACTATATTTTGAATCTTGCCTTCTACATCTGTTTTTGTAGTAAAACTAAAACTAACTTTTTTATCAAATACATCTTTATAGATAGCGCCATCGTTACCAAAGATGTTTGTGCTTGAATATTTTCCTGTTGAATCAATCAAGTCAAAGTATCTTGAAATACCTGAACTTGTTCTATTAATACTTTTTACTTTAACTACTTCTTGGCTAACTGATCTTGGTGCAACATTATAGTCCTCACCAGTAATCATTCTGTTTTGTGTATAATATGTACTTGGAGCATTTTCTTTAATGCTCTTATTAGTTTCAGGACCACTTGCATTATCAACTGTGTATTTTAGTGAAGCAACAAATGTAAATGTTTCTGCTGTTCCTGCTCTACTTGTATATGGTACACTAATAGTTACGTTTGTTAAATCTTCAGGATTGATTGTAAACTTTGTACCAAGTCCTTTTCTAAAGTAACATCTAAAGTTTCCTTTAGGTAAATCACCAAATGTTCCGTCTGCAAATAATAAACTAATTCTGTCATCAATACGTGATTGTACAGCATACAAACTTCTGTTTGATTTGCTAACACTATTGTAGATAACATTGTTACCTTCAACTGCATCAACCTTAGTCCATAACTGTTGTTCGTTTCCGTTGCTGTCTAATCTGTAAAGCCAAACATCTGAGTTGTTAATATTTGTTGTGTCAATAGCAACTGCTTGATTAGTTGTAGGATTGTCAATGCTAAAATTACCTGTGTCCATTACACCTTGTCTAAAGTGTACAAAGTAACCTGAGTTTGAACTACCTGCACCTTTACCATCTTCTCTGTATAAAAATCCTAAACTATTTCCTGGTAACGGATCTTCTTCAAAAATCTTGTCAGCATCAATAGTTGCACTTGTTATTTCAAATACAATATTTTTTTCTCCTACGTTTTTATTAAAACTGTAGATAGGTAAGTTTGAGTTTGATGCATTGAAACGATATTGCTCAGTTGTAATACCTGCAATAGTTTCTTTCTTTACCGGCTTACCTACAATACTGGCTTCTGGTAAAGCCGCATTTAAAATTTTTCTAAACTGTTCTGCCCAATCAGGATTTGAAGGATCATTCCATAAAATAGTTTGTCCTGATAAGTTAACACCGTTAGTGTCATTAATTTGTTCTGTAGTTTGCACACTTTCAAATTTTAATAATCCGTTTGCCGCTTGATTACGCTTTGGATTATAAGAAAGTAAACGTGCTAAACGTAATACGCTTTCTCTACGTTCTGCTAATTCAAGGAAGTTTTCACGTGCATTTAGGTCAACACGGAATGCCATGTTTTGTCCAAGATATGCAATAAGATCAATTAGTGCAAGATACTCTGAACTTTCAATGTAATCGTTAAAGTCTTCAGGATAGTTCTCACGCAAATATGAGATCATAGTTCTACGTAAACTATCAAAATCATACGATTTGAAGTCCGCAGTTTTAAATGTTTGATATACTCGCTTCCAATCTTCAGCAAGTAATAATCTATTTTGTCTATCCGTTGTTGACATCTATTTTCCTCTTACAATGTATTTATTTAAACGAGATATCTGAGTACTTAATTCTGTTACACGCCAAAGCCTGAGTTCTGATCGAATTCAAACTTCAGTTTCTCAGATATGTTGTATGGCAAGTACGTAAGTTCGCACTCAATTTGAATACCACTTTCATACTGGTCAACAACTATTGCGGATGCAGTTACTCTTGGATCACCGTTTACAATCTCTGTTACATTGTTTATAATTGCTTCTTTTAATGAATCAGTCATAGGCTCAAACAAAACGTCCCAAATGATAGTCCCAAACTCGGGATTTTCAAGTTTTTCGCCTTGTCTAATATGAAAGTGATTCAGTAAATCTTGTTTAATCAAGCCAATGTCATACAATGCATAAGAAGTATTGTCAGAATTGACTGTGCTAAGACCTTTGTATGCTCTGCTTTTTACAGGAGGTCTTTCTTTGACGTTTGATGATACTTTAACATTTCTTACTGTATTTTTTTCTAAACTGCTCATATCAATATTTATACACCTTTCTTGAACGTATCTGGAGCATTATCATAATCAAATGCTGACGTCATTATTAATTCAAGGTTCCTATCAGTTTTAATTGGTGTATACACTTCAGGGTCAACGTTTTCGTGATGTGACCACGGCTCATGCTGTGGCAAGCGTCGATGCAACGAAGTTGTAGCGGTAGCGGTAGCGCCGGGCAAGACGTGTGTGTATAACGGAGTTACTGCGGTAGCGGTGGCCGCCTGCGGTCCATTCATATGGATCTGTGGAGCAGTTTCTGTATGGTTGCCTCCTGAGTTGATGTCCGTTGTGCCTCCTGCTGTAAACTTGTTTGCTCCAGTTGTGTTTACATCATAATCTAACAGTGTTGTAACTTGATTGTTCATTGCAACGTATGTTGTCATGTTTGCATTAGTTTCAACTTGTATGTCTTCTTTTGATAACACGTTAAAGTTGCGTCCTGCGTTTAGGTTAATGTCTCTATCCGCTGTCAGATTGAAATCGTTTTCAGTGTGCATACTAATACTGTCTTTTGAATACACATCAATTTTACCATTAGCAGTCATTTCTATCCAACTGTTACCACTGCCATGATCTATACGTACCAAGTCTTCCGTGTTATGGAATAATATTTGATGTCCTGTGCGTGTTCTAATACGCATAAGTTCGTTGTGTGGTAGCGTTACATCTCCACCCTTTTCACCCTTTTCAACATTGACATATTCTTTCTTTGTAGTTGACGCCGGACCTTTACGTAAAATCTTGTCATCTCCGTCGTCCATTACAAACACAGTGCCGCCAAGTCTATTGAAAGGAACCTGTGCCGCTGTACCGCCCGGTCCGTATCCTGCTTTAGGACTACCAGGACGCTTGTCATAAGGTCCAGGTGTGTTTATACCAAACACCATGCTTGGCAGTTCACGCCTTGCACTGCTTGTTGTTAATGCTCTTGTGCCATCTGAGGCAAGTCCTGCTTTGTGCAGTAAGTCCATCCATTCTTCATTGATAGGCTTTTTAAATTTTGTAGGGTCGTTACCTTTGTTGTCTGCGAGATTCTTTTTGTTAATTTCTCCAACAACAACCTTACCAGTACGCTTCTTGGCTTCCTTGGCACCTTCGCCTTTGGGACTACCTGTAAAGAAAGTTGATGCAACCTTGTCTGGTACGTTTAGGTTAACATAGTTGTCAGGTATACAACCAATCCAGAAACCCATGTTGGCCGCGCCTTCCGCAAACACAACAATTACTCTACTGCCAACGTCCGGCGGTGTCATCCACATACCATAAGCGGATTGTGTGTATGCAAAGTCTGTGTTTGCACTGATACCATTAACTGGTGTTTGTCCCCAGAATGGACTTGCATAACTTACCTTGAACGTTTGACCTTCACTGTCGTCATTGTTACCTGTTGTGCCTTTGAGCAGTTGTACTTCCAATGCACCCATATAGTTTGGATCAAGATGGCCAACCACACGTCCAACGTATGGACCTGCGTCCATTAATGCTTCTTGTCCTACCGTTCTTTTTTCGTTAGCCATTTAAAATCCTATGTTTGCACCTTGGTTACGAGCCGCTAATCTGTTATTAACGTCTTTTTGATTTTTTGCTTTTGCTTCTGCGGCGTCTGCGGCTTCTGCATCTGCAATATTCTTTTCAAATGCCGCCTGGTTCGCCGCCGCGTCGTCCTCGCCGCCTATACCAGAATTTTTTACATCATCCTGTTTGTTTACGTCTGCTTTCTCATCAACAATTTCTTGGTTGCCTTTTTCACCTGCCTGTGCTGTTGGCTTAGGTGACTGTTGCGGACGTCTTACAAGTTCAAGTGTTTGTTTAAATTCCCCTGAAGCAAACTCGTTCTTAACAGTAATTACCATATATAATCCGCTAAAGAAATCAACTGGCACAGTATCATTAGGGAATCCCATGATACCGTTTTCTCTATAATCTATTGGTGTTCTAAATAATACTTCAACATCCACTTCACCGTATTGGTAATCTATCGTGCCGTCTGCATCAATGTTAATATATTGTGTGTTCTCTGAGTTATAGTTACCTACACCACTGTCAGCAATATAATAAGGATCGCCCATGATTGTCATGTCAAGTGTTAGCAAGTCAGCATCACTGTTTACGATTGCTTCATTAAATCTACGTGCAATTTCAACCTGCATGTCATCAAGACTAACCGCACCTGCGGCTTTGGCATTGTTCTTTTGTACTATTCCTGCTTTGTTGCTAACCTGCGAATCATTGTTTACTGCTGTTGCTTTAATTTTTTGTTTTGGATCTTCTCCTTCTTTAGAACCGTCTGCCAAGTTATTCTTTGGCAGTGTACCTGGACTCATGCTTTTAAAGAATGTGTTATCAAGATTAATTTCAAGATCTAATATATCTTCGTTTGCGCCACTGTAAATGTAATTGTAACGTTTTACACATTGTTTTTTAAGTTCTCTTAGACCGTATGGTGTTTCGTCTGGTGCAATAAATTTACTTTCGTGTACCATGTATGGTAAAATTCTAAACACATAAATTCTTGGAGGTCTACCTAATTTCTTTTCTGTTTTTCTATCTGTGATATTAAAAACTTGTGTATCAATTTTAAACCAAGGACGCATACCTTTTTCTGCTGGTGCACTAATAATGTTTCTACCGTATTCGCTTAGGATTACAAGTTCTTCAATAATATCCTGTATCCTTGTTCCTTGAATAAATTTAATTGCACCAAGTCCTGGATCAATTTGTAATTGTCCGTTTGCTCTGTGCCAAACTTTTTTATCCTTGTCATATGTAAATGACGCATCACCAAACGGTTGATTGTTTGTACCAAGTTTTTCAAGAGCAAACATTTTCGAAAGTCCTATTACATTACTATTACTTTCGCCTGTTTGCTTTGCTTTGATTTCTTCGCCAAGTGCTGTTTGTGTAATTAAACTTTTAACTTGCTCAACCCATGCTTCAAATACCGCTTCATCTACGTTGACATCACCCATCGCGGCAACCTGTGCATATAGTTCGTCAAGACTTGCTTCTTGTGCCGCAGTTTTTCCTTTTGAAGTTGTTGTTACACCTATTGATTCTGAGTCGTTACCTGCATCAGTGGCACTTTGGCCAGCGGCGCCGCTACTGCTTAATTTTCCTTTACTTGCACGTTCTTTTGGAAATACTACAAAATATTGATCTGCTGTATAAACTTGTTTGTCTTGTGCTTTTTTACCTTCGTGTTTGTTAAGTTCATTGGATAAACTTTTTATGTTACTTTGTAACATTTCTTCTAACGTTCTACCCATTAGTGTAACATCAACTGGAATACGCTGTGTTTCATCCATTAATGCACCTTCGTTATATGCAACACCTTCAACAACATAAGAACTTCCTCCTGCTGTTACACTTAAATCACTACCAACAAGTTTGAATGGCATATTTTTAGATGCTTCAGGAACCACATAAACTTTTCCGTTATCATCGTATCCTATAAAATCAATAGTAAGCAAGAACGGAGATTCTAAATAGTTTTCATGTCCTGCTTGGTATGACGCCATTTGCAATGTTTGTAAAAACAATCCCATGCTGTAAGGTTCTGTAATTTCAA